CGCCAGGCGCACGCCCGCCGGGCTGGCCTCGACCAGCACGCCGTGCAGCGTCAGGCGTAAATCTTTTGCGTCCGTGGCCGCGAACCGCGCCGCCGCCTTCAATTTATTACGGTCAATCATAATCATAGTGAATTGTCCTCTAGTTTATTAACGACAGGCGAGCGCCCGTCCGGCGCCGCCCGGGTTACCAGGCGCCGCCAGCCGAACACTATTCAATCGCCGCCGCCGCCCGTTCGCGCCAGCAATCATCCGCCAGCGCGTCCGATAGAACGCGTTTAAGGTGTTCTATCGTGAGTTCGGCATCGATGGCCGCCGCGCGCAGCTCGCACGCCTCGTTCTCTAGATCAATCACACGCGCCAGTGCATCCGCTAGGGCCGCGTTACCTGCCGCATATGCTTGCCGCTCCTGCTCTTCGATAGTGTATTCCATTATGTAACCCCTTGTTTATATTGATATTACGAGTGCGAGTAGAATCAGCGCGCCGCAGAGCGCGCCCGTGGCTAGCCATGCGAGCGTGTCGGTCATAGCGTCACCCTCTGCGCCAGCGCCTCGCTTATCTGGCCATCACGCGCCAGGCTGTCAACGTAATCGACGAACGCGCACCGGGTATCAGTGCTATAACTGCCGTCCGAAAAATTGCGCCGGGTTATTCCGTCGCCATTCATCGGGTCGGCAGAATCCCAAAATGCCGCTCGGACTTGCTTTTGTGTGGTGAACATACCCCCCCCCTTTTATCAGTTAGAAAATGCGGCGCGCATAATGTCGCGCACTGTTTACGCTACCGCAAAGTACTTTGCCATGCTACCGTGGACAATTATTGCAGCTGATGCTTTACCAGCACGGTCCGCGCCATCGCAAGCCTTGCAAGTAATGCATTGTTTACGTAGTCCGCCTTCCGGGCTGGCCGGACATGCGAACTCATTAGCTTGCAAGCCTTCGGACTCAGTCCGGACCCGGAATGTGCGCCAGCCCATTGCGCGCGCGATGTCTTGCTCTTTTACGCTGTCGACGCTGGCCATAACGTAAGGCTTCAAGGCTTGAGCCCATACTCTACGCCATGCATGGGTATATCCGGTTCGGCCAGCGGACCCGGCCAATAACATGCGCCATTGTTTAATCGGAACCATGGCCGGGTCGCCGTATGCACCCATGCGGACAATACGCTGTGCGATTAGCATCGCTACCGTTTCCGGGTCATCGCTAAGATCAATATATTGTCCGCGATGGTATGCATCAAAAACCATTGATGGCGCGCGCGATGCATCAACGTAACATGTCCGCTCTTGATCTTCGTTACCGCGATGTACGCAATTACCGCAAATGCTACGGTCCGCGCGCGTAGCGATAGCAGCAAGAGGTGATATATCTTCACGTAGTATCCATGTCTGGACCATGTCGCCAGTCTTGCCATTGCGTGATTCTAATGTCGCGATGGCGACAATTGGCGCGCCGTCAATTGGTGAGGGTCCGCGATAAAATACAAAGCCGGCCATAATCTATTGCCCTTTACTGTATGAGCATGCGCGCGGGTGCGCGTATGGAAACCAGATTAGAGCATGCTTAATGTCATTGGTGCAAGCCTTTTTCTTACGCATGGCAATATTGCCCATAATTGGCAATTCATGCGCGGGCGTCTGTCATAGAGGAAACGCGGCATATTGGCAATATTGTCATTCTACTAAGCACTTCAAAATTGTAGATGTTATATAGTCCACACTGTAGCTGTGGGGCGGCTGCGATTTTCCGGGGGTGACAATACTGCCTAGATTGCCCATGTCTGCCGTCCCGATGCCAACATGCCAGGCGCACGTTAGTGCTTACTAACCTGGCGCCAGATGTGAGCGTTCACTAACTGGACTGTTAGCTAGTGCTTGCTAACCTGGCGCCAGATGTAAGTGCTTGCTAACTTGTGAGCGTTCACTAACTGGACTGTTAGCTAGTGCTTGCTAACCTGGAAGTGAGTGCTTGCTACTGCTGCATTGCAGCATAAGTAAGCGCCCACTAACCTAGAAGTGAGTGCCCACTAACTTGCAGCTCAGAAGTGAGTGCCCACTAACATGGGGGAGTGAGGGCCTTGCGCTGGCCGTGTATGTGTGTGCAGGTGCCGAAAACGATTTTGAAAAATTAACCGACAATTAAATAAAAAAGCCTGTTATAATTATTTTTTATTTTTTATTGCGGTGTTTAATATGTACGCACCAATTGTCGGCTATGAAGGGCTATATGAAATGTCTGCTGAAGGTCGGGTGCGAAATGCGCGAACTTACCGAATCATGCCGGTTAAGTCGGGGCGCGTTACGCTAAGTAAGCAGGGTTTGCCTGCGGCGGTGCTAGTGGGCGAGTTAGCCGTATCAACGGCTGCTGTTCCTGCGGCGCTAACTTTACCCCCACTAACCAGCCGTTTAGACGCGGCGCGTAGTTTTTACGGCGCTTGGGCAAACTCCGGGCATGTAGCTAAACATAACGGCGCGGCGGGGGAGTATTTGGTTTGCGCGGCGTTGGAGCAACACGGCGTGTCTGCGGCGTTGCCGGCGGTTAATACTGCGGAATACGACGTTATTGGCGACTTTGGCCGGGGTAATTTTTTTACCATACAAGTAAAATCTACGTCGTGCGCTACGGAGGCTAGGCCGGGGGACACGCCAGCCTATAGGTTTAGGGGTCTACCGGCTAATCCGGATGCTTGCGACGTATATGCTTTTGTTGCGCTAGACACAGGTAAAGTTGTGTTTATGTTGGCGCAAAAGTTTAGCCAAGGAGGCAAAAATTTTAAGCGTGTGCATTTTGAAGCGGAAGCGTTAGTTTCTGTGCAAAATGTTTTGCAAACGTTGCACGCTAGGTAAGCCCTTAGCTTGCAGCCCAGGCATAGGTCAAATAGGCTAAATGGACAACCAATTTCAGGCCGTGGTATAACGGCGGCTATGTTTCGGTCACTACCACTGGCTATCCGACCTAAAGTTCAGGCGACAGAGGCGCGTCTGGACGCCATATACAAAGCTGCATCTATGGGTTTAAAAGGGGATTCACTAGCACTGGCGTCTGGGATGCTGCCTTTAGAGTACCGACAATTGTGCCAATTTGACCCATTGGCCGAACTAGCGGCGCAGAAGGGCAAGGCAGACAACGAACTGCGCGCAGCGCAAAAACTGAACGAGGCGTCTGAAGGCGGCGACGCCAAGGCCAGCCTGGCGATACTCCAACACCTTCACGGCTGGACGGCCCGGCAGGAGATTAGTGTGGACGTCTATCAGAAGATCAGCGTCATCACGGCGCTTGAACAAGCCCGCGCGAGGGTGATCGAGGGGACGGTGGTAGATGGCTGATAACAAGCTGGCACCCCAAAGCAAGAACAAGCTGCCATGGTATGAACAAGCGTTACCAATGGAGGGTCGCGCAACCTTTCTGCCCTTTCAAGACACGCTGCCGGGGTCAGTGATGAACCAGCGCAGCTTTGCGTTGCCCGGCGTTGTTGCCGGTGCTGTCAACGCAATCACCGCACCGGGGCGGGCCTACAGCGGCAGCGATCCGACCTTTAACCCCGAGGAAGAAGCGGCGAACTTTGCCATGAACGTAATGGGTGGCGGGGTGGGTGCGTCAAGGGCAGCACCCGCGCCTGCGGGTTCGTTGGGGATGAACGCATTTCATCGCACAGGTATTCCTTTTGAGGGTGCTTTTGAGCGTAACCGCCCTCAATCGCAGGCTTCGTTTTCAGGGCCAGAAGGTTTTTATTTTTCCCGGCACTCTAAAGACCCAACTACGGGCGTTTTTGGCCGCCATGTTATTCAAGCGGATGTTAAAGTTACAAAACCCGCGCCGGTATCACAAGTGTTTATTGGGCCTGGCAATATACCTACCCCCCGCGCGGTGCTTCCGGTTACGCCCGTATGGGCTGCATTAAACAAGATAGATCCGGCACAGGGTGGGTATGTAATTGCGGATAGCGCGGCGGATGCAATAGCAGGCAAAAAAGCGCCGCGCTCAAATACTTACGCTGAATACGAACAACAGTTTTATACCGCGTTAATAAACAAAAAATTATTTAAGTTAGTGAACCCAGAGGTATTAGAACCCTCCGACGTGTCTTTGCTTAAGTTGTATGGTTATGACGGTTTTGAATACAAACGCCCGCAAAACGCTACTTCTAGTATGCCATCTCAGATTGTTGCGCTTGACCCCGAACAAATTGTTCGCAAAGCCGCTTGGACTGAGCCTAGGTAATGCAATTACCGATCTATCAGTCTGAGGAAGAACAGCGGCTGATGGTCGAGCTGTGGTCGCCCGCGCTGGCGGATGACCCCGAAGCGTTTGTGTTGTTTGCCTTCCCATGGGGCCAGAAGAACACCCCACTGCACAAGTTCAAAGGCCCGCGCAAGTGGCAGCGCGAGGTGCTGCGGGACATCAAAAAGCACATCGACGGCAACAAAGGCAAGATTCAGATGGACACCCTGCGAGAAGCGGTGTCATCTGGGCGCGGAATTGGCAAGTCAGCCTTAGTATCTTGGCTGGTGCTGTGGATGCTGACCACCCGCATCGGCGGCAGCGTCATCATCAGCGCCAACTCGGAGAACCAGTTGCGCTCGGTGACCTGGGCCGAGCTGACCAAGTGGTCAGCCATGTCTATCAACAACCACTGGTTTGAGATCAGCGCGACCAAGCTGGTGCCGGCGCAGTGGCTGTGCGAGCTGGTCGAGCGGGATCTTAAAAAGGGCACACGTTACTGGGCTGCCGAGGGCAAGCTGTGGTCGGCAGAGAACCCGGACAGCTACGCGGGTGTGCACAACCAAGACGGCATGATGCTCATATTTGACGAGTCCAGCGGCATACCCAACCCGATATGGGAGGTGGGCGCTGGGTTCTTCACCGAGAACACGCCGGACAGGTACTGGTTTGCCTTTAGCAACCCGCGCCGCAACGAAGGCTACTTTTTTGAGTGTTTCCACGCTAAACGGGCGTTCTGGAACACTCGCAGCGTGGACGCGCGCACGGTGGAGGACACCGACAAGCAGGTCTACGAGCAGATTATTGCCGAATACGGCGAAGATAGCCCGCAGGCCAAAGTCGAGGTGTACGGTGAGTTCCCCGACGCGGGCGAAGATCAGTTCATCAAGCCCATGCTGGTCGAGGACGCCATGCAGCGGGAGCGGTGGAAGGACACCACGGCGCCTATAATATTAGGTATCGACCCCGCGCGGGGCGGCGCGGACTCTACCGTGCTGGTGGTGCGCCAGGGGCGGGACATTGTGGCAATCAAACGCTACTCGGGCGAGGACACCATGACCATTGTTGGGCGGGTGATTGACGCCATTGAGGAATACAAGCCAATTTTGTCCGTTATCGACGAAGGCGGGCTTGGATACGGCATACTTGACAGGCTCACAGAGCAGCGTTATAAGGTGCGAGGGGTAAACTTTGGCTGGAAGGCCAAAAACTCCATTATGTGGGGCAACAAGCGGGCTGAGATGTGGGGCACCATGAAGGATTGGCTGAAAACAGCGTCAATTCCAATTGATCGGCAGCTAAAAGCTGATTTGGTCGGCCCCATGAAGAAGCCTAACAGTAGCGGTACGATTTTCCTTGAAGGAAAGAAGGAAATGAGGAGTCGTGGTCTAGCCTCACCCGACGCCGCCGACGCGCTGGCGGTTACTTTTGCTTTTCCCGTCGCACACCGCGAGTATCGGGAGCCGACACGACGCACAGCGTCATCTCACGTTGGCGTAACCAACTCTTGGATGGGATCGTGAAGAAAAGCGTATCTTTAGCTGTGGGTCGAGGCGAGAAGCTCCCGGTCAGCAAGGGCGCTGGTTTGACCGCGAAGGGTCGCGCTAAGTACAACAAAGCTACAGGCAGCAATCTAAAAGCCCCGGCGCCTAGCCCTAAGACCGCTGCCGACAAAGGGCGCAAAGCGTCATTTTGTGCCCGAATGTCTGGCGTGGTAGCCAAGGCCAAAGGCCCGGCTGAACGTGCAAAAGCCTCTCTTAAACGGTGGAAATGCTAATGAAACCCGGACTCTACGCCAACATTAACGCTAAAAAAGCTCGCATTGCTGCGGGCAGCAAAGAAAAGATGCGTAAACCGGGCACGCCCGGCGCACCGACGGCTAAAGCGTTCAAACAATCGGCTAAAACGGCTAAAAAATAGTGGCCTATCAAGACACCGGCATTAATGAAGCCGGGGCAGTAGCCTCTGGCGGCACTAAGCGTGACCGTGACAACGGTGAGATGCTGGCGACCATGCGTACCCGCCTGACGATGGCGATTGCTGCCTATTCGGACAGCCGCGAGGATGAGCTGGACGACCTGCGCTTTCGTGCGGCCTCGCCCGACAACCAGTGGCAGTGGCCTGCCGATGTGCTGGCGACGCGCGGCTCGGTGCAGGGCCAGACGATTAACGCCCGACCCTGCCTGACCATCAACAAGCTGCCGCAGCATGTGCTGCAAGTGACCAACGACCAGCGGCAGAACCGGCCCAGTGGCAAGGTCATCCCGGCTGACGACAAGGCCGACATCGAGGTGGCCGAGATATTCAACGGTTTGGTGCGGCACATTGAGTATATCTCGGACGCTGACGTAGCCTACGACACGGCCTGCGACAACCAGGTGACGTTCGGTGAAGGTTACTTCCGCATCCTGACTGAATACTGCGACGACGACACTTTTGAGCAAGACTTGCGGATTGGGCGTATTCGGGACTCGTTTAGCGTCTATATGGATCCGACAATCCAAGACCCCTGCGGTTCGGACGCCGAGTGGTGCTTTATTAACCAGGAAATCACCAAAGACGAATACGAGCGGCAGTTTCCTGACGCCGCCACGTTGTCCAGCCTGCAATACGGCGTGGGCGACGGGCAGCTAAACGCTTGGATCAACCAAGATACGGTGCGGATTGCCGAGTATTTTTACATCAAGCACGAATCCAAAAAACTAAACCAATACCCCGGTGGGGTCACCGCAATGGCGGGGTCGCCCGAAGCCAAACAAATAGAAATGATGGGTTTGGCGGCTATAAAGACCCGAGATGTGGACGTTAGATCGGTCAAATGGTGCAAAACCAACGGTTTTGAGGTGCTGGAAGAACGCGATTGGGCGGGCAAATATATCCCCGTAATCCGCGTAATTGGCAACGAATTTGAGATAGATGGCCGCATGTACGTCAGCGGGCTAGTGCGGAACGCCAAAGACGCGCAGCGCATGTACAACTACTGGGTTAGCCAAGAGGCCGAGATGCTGGCGCTGGCGCCCAAGGCACCGTTTATCGGCTATGGCGGTCAGTTTGAGGGCTACGAGCAGCAGTGGAAAACGGCCAACATCAACAACTGGCCGTATCTGGAGGTCAACCCAGACGTTACAGACGGCCAAGGTGCTGTTTTGCCGCTGCCGGCTAGGGCACAGCCACCGATGGCCTCCAGCGGCCTGCTGCAAGCCAAGGCGGGCGCTGCCGACGACATTAAAAGCTCGACAGGCCAGTATGATAGCAGTCTAGGCGCCACCAGCAACGAACGCTCGGGGCGGGCTATTCTGGCGCGGGAAAAGCAGTCCGACACCGGCACCTACCATTATGTTGACAACCTAGCCCGTGCTATTCGTTACGCAACACGGCAACTGGTTGATCTGATACCGAAAATCTACGATACCCAGCGCATTGCGCGGATTATCGGCATGGACGGCGAAACCGACCAAGCCATGATTGACCCGACACAACCGATGCCGGTCAAGAAGATTCAAAACGAGCAAGGCATTGTTATCAAAAAGATTTACAACCCCAATGTCGGCAAGTACGATGTTGCGGTGACTACCGGCCCGAGCTACATGACCAAGCGGCAAGAGTCGCTTGATGCCATGAGCCAACTGCTGCAAGGCAACCCGCAACTGTGGGCTGTGGCCGGCGACCTGTTCATCAAGCACATGGACTGGCCGGGCGCGCAAGAGATGGCAAAACGCTTTGCCAAGACGATTGACCCCAAGCTGCTGTCTGACGAGGACGATCCGGCGCTGCAAGCGGCCAACCAGCAGATGCAGGCAATGGGCCAGGAAATGCAACAGATGCAGCAAATGCTGCAAAATGTCAGTCAGTCAATGGAAGCGCAGACGCTGAAGGTCAAAGAATTTGAGGCCGAAGTTAAAGCCTAC